TTCTTGATCAATTTGATTTAAATTGACCCCCTGATCTGCTAAAATTTGTATAATATCTGTTTGATTACGTTCTGCTGCCGAAAAAATTGGATTTTCACCAAGAATTTCATAATTTGAAATATCAAAAAAATCTGACATGGATGCCCCCTATTTTTTCTTTAATTTTTTCATTAATTCTTTATTTAGTTTCATTTCTTTTTCTTCATGTTTCATTGTTTCTTTTTTCATTTTTTTCATTTCTTTAGAAGAACATTTTTTCATACAAAACCCCTTTTTAAGTAAACAAATATTCAGTTAATATAATAACACCATTTGCACCATCGCCACCGTCTTGAGGCAAGTTATTTGTAGCGCATCCACCACCGCCAGATCCATATTGTTCGCCAAAATTACCATTACCGTTCATTGCTCCAATTCCTCCAAGACCGTATTTTGATGATGCTCCATTACCTGGAGAAATAGAAATACTAATTGTTGGATCAATACAAGTACCTTTTTGGCCTGGTTCTCCAAAAACAACTATTTCGCCAGTTCCTAAATTTCCACCTAAAGCGCCATCAATTATAAAAGAAGTATTGTATTCAAAGGATGACCCGCCTTTCCCACCAGCTGAAATTACTAATAAACCAAAAGAAGTTTGGCCACCATCAGATGAAGAAGTAATTGGTGAGCCTATTCCTCCTTGTCCTCCAATTCCGATAGTGCAAGAAATAGATGGCGACAATGCTGAATAAGGTAATATACTTCTTGAATACGCCCCACCACCTCCACTTTGACCCATTCCAATATATCCAGACAAATTTTTAATTGCATACCCACCGCCACCGCCTCCGCCAATACATTCAACAACCAAATGAGATAAATTTGAGGGTTTATTATATATTTGATCTGAAGTAATAACTAATTGATTTATAACAAAACTAGAGGGATTCATTTGAGTGTTAACAAGGTCCCAAATGGTAGATGATACCGTACCCGACAAAGTACAAATATATAACAAATTGTTTTGATAGTCATAGCAAATTTGATATGTTTGTCCGGCTACATTTCCATTTGGATCCCCAAAAAAAGCTTTAATAATGTTTGATTGAACCCAATTAGAAACAAGGTTTAATGGCAGTTTGACTTCAGAGCCATTTTGATCTGCATATAATACATTGTCTGGCGATATTGGATTATTCGCCGGAAATCCATCTAAAGTTATTGTATTAGCCATGTTATTCTCCTAGACCGCATCAGCAACATACATAAATGAAAGTTTAAGCAAATGAACATTTCCAGACGATGCGGGTACAACTTCGGTCGTAACACTAACAGCCTGAGGATTTGCACCAGAAGCATTAATTCTAGAAACAGCAGTTTCTCTGGTTGCATTATTTGGATCAATAAGAGTACCTAAACCAGTTACATCAGTATTGATATTTGTCCATCCAGAAGCATAAGGAACCAATAATAAAATATTTCCAGATGTCGAATTCGGTGTGCAAGATAAAGAAGCTTGCATATTAATAATATTACCAATTCTTTGATAATGGCTGCTCGTAAGAAAAACTGATGAAAATCCAGTAAAAGAAACAACGGCTGGAAAAGTTGTAGAAGTAACAGAATACAAATTTTTAATTCCTTGGCTTCCAATATAAGCCACTTCAAAATTTGTAGCTAATGATTCGAGCAATACTGCGCTTCCAATAACATTATTTGGTGAACTGGTAATTACTAATGGATAAACTAAAGTAGACGAATTTGATGTATATGCTTGACCCAATATTGAAATATTACTATCAATTCCAGTTGGAACGCCTGATCTAATAGTAGTACCAGCAGGATAAACGGCCTGCAAAAAATAATTATCGGTTGTTGGTAAATAAATATCATTTATATACTCTGTTCTATAAGTATTAGTAGAATCTAAAGCCGAAATCCCGGTTACTGTAGTTGATGCCATCAAAGCTTGATCTGATTGTCTAAAAATACCAATTTCTCTAGTACTTGATAAAGTTGGTAATTCACTTGATAAAAATCCAACTTTTACACCATGCAAATTAAAATTAGGATGAAAAAAGAATCCAAAATTATCAACGGTGGAACTAGTCGAAGTTGAAGTTGGCGGACTTGTAAAACTTGGATTTGGAACAGGCAATCCATAAAATCTTTGTTGCCCATTTCCTGATGTATCATAAACAGAACTTAAAGCAGGGTTTGCAGTTGTTAAATTTACAGGTTTACCTGATACCCCAATAATAGTCCCATTTGCTCCATTATTATATGCAGTTTGAAGAGAATCTAATCCAGTTGTAGATAAAGCATTATTTATTCCTTGCAAATGACCTTTTACCGTCCCATTAACAGGTGTGTAATTAGTAGGTGTGTAATTTGCACTTAAAGTATCTGCAACATTAACATATGATATTGTAGCACCTCCAGTTGCTGATGGAATATTATTTGACCTACAAGACGAAACATCAATGTTTAATTGAACTGAACCATCGACAACAAAAGAAGATGATGTAATATCATTATCACTCCATGTTGACGTTACACTACTTGGAGACACTCCAGAAATAGAAATTCCACTTCCACCAAAATAAGTCGTCCCATAAGAATCAAAAGAAAAACTAATATTAGGATTGTTTGCCAAATAATCAAATGTTGACATTGTACAAGCATCTACATAACCAAAAACGTTTTCCAGGGTTACCGGTATTAATCCTAAACTTGATTCAACATTGTTAATAACACAATAAGTTGGGAAACTGGAAGAATTGTTACCTTTAATTGTAAGTGCTAAATTTCCTTCCAAATTAAAATCGTGTATGTAAATTCCAGCTGGTTGAGTTCCAGCAGAAATATCAAAATTAAATACACCACTTATATTGGAATTAAAGAAATTTCCAAATATAACATTTCCGCCAACCGAATTAAATGTTGCATCTGCAGTAATAGAACCGGTTAAGATTAAAGTTGATCCTTGTCCATCTATGTAAACATAAGGTTTTAAAACAATAGATGTTTCATTGTATATTCCAGATGTACAGACAATTTTAAATATATTACTAGATGAGCTTGTTGTAATTTGACTTAAGGCATAATTAATTGTTTGATATGGTTTTTCAATAGTTCCATTTCCAGTTGTGTTACTACCTTGATTTGAAACCCACACGTCATTGGTTTTAACACCGGTTGCAAGCCCAAGTGCAGAATCAATACCTTCCAATGCGCCTCTAACGCTTGTATCTGTTGGGGTAAAATTAACAAATGGGGTCGTGTTATTTGTAAGAATTGCATTTGATTTTGTTGTTTTAACAACGTTTGCAGATGTTACAACTGGATCACCTGGAGACCACAATGAAGTATCAGCAAAAATCGTTGTAGTTGCCCCATTAATTGTTGAAGGCAAAGCGAATTTACAAGCTTTTACATCTCCACGAGTTGAAAAACTACCCGATGTGGCATTTACATTTAATTTTTGGCAAATTGTTGATAAAATATCAAATTCACATTGGCATGTTGCTGTACCAGTACCAATATTTAATGCTGAACCAAAAAAACCACCATTAAAATATGTATAGCAATTATCTGAATTTAAAGAAGTTAAAATATTTTGACAATTTCTAATATAGAATTCTGTATTATAAAATGGTGTTTTTGCTGGTGACCCATTTAATGTCAATCCAAATAAAAATTGGCAATTATCAAAAAACATTCTATTTGTAACAGTTGTATTTGCTGCAGTAGAAAAATCTAAAGATAGATTAGACGCAAAAGTTATATTAATAAAAAATAAATTATTATATACATTTCCTGTATCCCATAAAGCAGGTATAGAAACACCGCTGTTTAATATAACAGATGTGTTTTCACCGGATGCATATACGGTTACATTTGGAATCATTGGAACTGCTGATGTTTCATTATATTGCGCTGGGTCTAAACAAACAGCATATGGCACTGTTGGTGATGCCAAAGTAGATAAATGAGTCATTGCTTTAAATAAACTAGCAAATGGTTTTTCTTGTGTTCCATCTCCAGTTGAATCATTTCCATAAGAAGAAACATAGACAGTATTTGTTTGAGGTAACATTGCTGCAGAACCTAAAGCAGCATCGATGCCTTCCAAATGTCCTTTAACTTGTGGGTTTGTAGGGGTGTAATTTGTTGGAGTATAGTTGGCTGTAATACCATCTGATATATTCCTATAAGAAATATTGACTGATGATCCAGTTACGTTTGGAATGCTGTTAGCTATAACACTGGTAGCATCAACAAAATAATTTAATATACCAGCACTAGAATTTAAATTTACAGAACCATCCGGAGTAGTTGATTTAGATATAAAAAAACAATCATTTGCACCTAAAACAGTAACGTCAATATTTCCCTGTATAGAGTTAATAATTGAACTAAAAACAAAACCGCCAGTGGCAGCTGCGCTTTCAACTACAGACAAAGAATTAGCATTGCTTGAAAATAAACCGCCATAGCAATCTGTTATGATAAAATCTGGCGATCCTGAAAATCCAAATATTTTTTCAAAAATTAAAATTGCTGTTCCTGTTGGGTTACCTTTAAATTCAAAATTTTTAGTTGATTGAGTAATTAATCCATCTAATGAAAAAACTGAAAATGGACTAGCTAACACATCAAAATCTAAATTTATTCCATTTTGAAAATCAACATTATTAAAATTAGAAATTCCGGAATATCCGCCAGAAGACCAAGATGCGTCACCAATTACTTGATTTGCAACGGTTAAGGAAGAGTTATTTCCTTGTATAAAAATCCATGGCTTTATATGTAAATCTGTTTCTGAATAAGCGCCAGTATTACAATTTACCGTATAAGGTTTTGTTTGATCTGCATCAGTAATTTGAGTTAATGCGTAATTTATTGATTTATATGGTAAATTTATAGAGCCATTATTACTAGCTGCATCAACACCAATAATGTTATCAACAACTATAATTTCAGACCTTTTAAATACTGAATTAACGCTAAATTTAAAAGTTGTTCCAGATCTATTTCCTGGCAAAATGTCATTTAATCTTAAAGCGCCGCCATCTGGTAAATTACTGATCAGTGTCATAAATCATCCTTAATTAAATATCTATTTCTAAATTGTCACCATTTTCCGCTTGTATAATTTCACCATTTTCCGCTTGTAAAAAATTATTATTATTTGGATTGCTTTTATTAATATTATTTTTATAAATCATAGAATCTGTATTTTGAAAAATTTCATTAATTCCAAATGTTCTGTTATTCATTTTTTTACCTTATTTGGTTGCTAATAAACACCATCCAACCACATCAGTTGTCAAAAATGTTTCAAGAGTAACAACATCGCCGGCTTGAACTACTCTTTGAGCTGGATGAAGTTCATCTTCACATGGTTCAATATTTGTTGTTAGTGCAGAAGTAACACCATTAATAGAAACCCAAGTATTTGACCCATCTTGATATGAGAAATTGATAGTCCATCTGGGAGATTCTGAAGGGACTGTAAAACTTTTTGGAGTTGAATTTTGTAATTCAACTTTGTATTTTTGTCTTGGATTCAATACTGCATAAGTGCAATGCCCAGTATCATCCAATGCATAGTTTAATCGAGTAACACTCATGAATTATCTCCTTATAATTTAATAAACCGTGGTGTATATATGGTTGGTTGCATTAATGACATTGGAACTTGCCCAGTTAACGGGTATCCTGTGATTCCAGCTGTAGTATTTTCTGCCCTATACAATCCACCTAATCCAACTGCTGCATTTGGATCGACTGTGCTGTTTGTCAAAAATGCACCAAAAAAACTATTATGAAAATGATCAGGGATTTGAGATAGCAAAATAGTCCAAAACTCAGACCCAAGATTAGTCATGGATTGCCTGAGAATATTGGTATCATCAGCTCCAGCTTGAACATAATTAATTGCAAGCGGTATAGATAATCTTTTGTTTGCTAAAAAATCATTTCCTGCGCTAGTACCGTAAGTAGTTGGAGCGCCTGTTGAATCATATATTGGTAAAAGTTGAGATGGAGTTTGATTAGCAAATCCATAAGTCCATAAAACATTGTATAAATACCAGTAATCCGTTCCTGTATTTGTTGCTCCAGATGATAATGACCCAATAGTTCCATCGGTCATTTTTAACCATCCATAAGGTGCTTGAGTAAAAGCTAAATATTCATAACTATCTTTAATCGCGCCTGTACCTGGCACTCTTGTAACAGCACAAACTTGATCATAAGTATCTAGATCATTGGTAGGAACAATTTCACCCAAATAAAGTTTAGGTTCTGATATTGTAATATCAAAAATTTGAGATAGTGGATATCGAATCCTTATGTAATAAGCATTGTCTCCAATTGGACTAATTGGATCAGTATTAAAATCTGGAAACTGAAAAGTATATGCATACTTTAAAAAAGATGTCCCAGTTATTGTAAACTGATTCAATAAAGCGGGAGGGTCTTGAGAGGCTGCATTTGTTCCAAGAAATTTATATAATAAAAGCTCAAGTTTGTTAGCTGAAGATGGATTTTCTAGTTTTGCATTAAAAACAAATGTTGCTTGCCGATTAGCAAAAGTGTTTACTTTTTGAGACAATGGAAATTGGATGTCTTTTTCTGTTTCTCCGGGTTGAATAGAAGTACACTCAAATCTAAGTGTTTTATATCCAAAAGCATTTCCATCATCAAAAACGATATTTTCCGAAGCACCAGGAACGTTTTTATAAAATTGTATATGAGGAAAAGTTAAAGCTTGATGCGCGCTAGGTACAATAATTTGATTGGTTACAGAGGTTAAATTATCATCTACTGCATCATAAAATTCACCATTAACAATGTAGTTTTTTAGAGTTTGAATGCTATTGTCTGGCGTTATATTTGAACTAATTCCAGGCGGGAAGTTTTCTCGAGTAAACTCAGGCAATCCATTAGGGAACTGGCTATATTGAAATACCATTATGTAGTATGTTTGAACCGATGTTTCATCAGTTTCATCATATGGATAATAAAAAGGAATAACGTCATCGCCCGCTTCATCAACTATAGTGCCAGCTGCTGATAATTGAAGTGGATTTGGAAGAGGTGTATATGTATACGTTCCGGGATTACCCGTTTGTCTATATACGTTTTTAAAAATTTGTCGTTGCTCATCTTGATAAAATACAACATATCCCCCAGAAAGAGGTTGCCCATTTTTATCAACTAAATAATTTTGTAGAATTGGTGCTGCTATAAACAAATTTGGATTAAGTGCCATATTTACTGATTTCCTTGTAAAAGATTAGCAAGTATCGCGTATTTTGCTCCTTCATAAGGCGATTGAAGTAGTTTACCAAAATTTCTAATGGTTGGACTGCTTAATATAGAAGCCATACCCGGAGCAATCATTTGACCACCTGGCGTTTTTTGTACTGTTTTCCCTAGGATTTTTCCACCAAACAACCTTTTTTCTAATTCTTTATTCGCCTGGGCAATATAATGATTTTCAGGCACTTTGTTTTGATTTGAAACGTCTTCTAATGCTTTGGATAAATCAGAAGGTTCTATAGATCGTTCTTTATTTGATACGATATTGTATAAATTTTGATTTGTTCTATACGGCATTACCTGAGAAGCATAAAATTGGCTAGCTTGTTTATACGCTTGAGAATCTGAAGGATTTGTTAAAGATAAATGATTATCAATCATGCTTTTTAACATATCTTTTGTTGATAAAAGAGTATCTGCTTTGTCTGGATCATAATTAGCATGAAATGGATTATTTACTCTATAAGATTGTTTGTTTAATTCTGATTGAAGTTTATGAGCATTATAAACAGATGGGTCATTATAAAAGTTATTGTATAAATCTGAGGTTTTTCCTTTTAATAAATCTTTATTAATAATTGGATTGTTTTTTAATAAGTCTTTATCAATTATTTGTGAATCTTTATATTTATTGATAACATTATTATACATATCCGTTGCTGTTTGTTTAGTAGAAGTATAATTCCCTCTTAGCTGATCAACCAATTCTTTCGAAAACTTTTCTGGATAAAACTTTTCTGAAAGATAATCAGCTAATTTTCCAGTGCCCTTTGCCAATGGAGCTACTGATTCACCAATAGCCCCTCCAATAGCGCCTTCTGCAAGTCCTTTTTGTAGATTGTTTGGGTTTCCAGCTGCACCCAATGCACTCCACCCCGCTATTTGAGGAGCTGATTTTAAAATACCAGGTAAAGCTTCAGCCATTTGACCAAGCTTTAATGGTGCTAACAATTCTCCAAAAGCTAAAGGAGAAGCAACATTGCCGGCAATGTTTCCCATGTTATATGCGCCACCTTGGCCACTTTGTAACTGTTGAAATTGCAAATCACCTTGAGGATTACGATTTTGCTGAATCAAAGTTGCTGGATCAAATGATGTACCAAATGGCTTTCCGGCTTGATGCAAGCCACCGCGAATTAAATTGCCGGCTGCATCTCCAAATCCAAGCAGTGCATTCATGGGCGCGCTGTTTACAATAGAGTCTAAAATGTTTTCAGAAGGTTTAATAATATTTCCATTGTCATCAATATTGCTATATTTTGACATATCAATTTTTAAATTATCTGCCATTATAGTTTTCCTTCTAATTCAAGAATTTTTCTCATTTTTGGAATAGTTGTATTATTTGCTTTTGCATAATCGGCAATTTGGTTTTCTGTTAGCTTAGAACTTTGCTGTTGAGAATTGGTAGCATATGGCGTCCCACTTTGAGCAGCTTGAATCGCTTTTGGGCTGATGTATTGTTGCCATTTGCCTAAATTTTGTTCGTTATATTTCCCATTTTCAAAAATTGGTTTTTCTTGATTATAAAGATTAAATAATAAATCTGCTTGTTGAGCATTATATCCATTTGATAAAGCTGCATTATAAAATGGGATTCTTTCTTTTGTTCTGGCATTTTCAATCTTTGCTTGTTCATAAGTTTCATTCATTGCTTGATTTTCAAGGCCACGATTAATTTTTTGCATAGCTGCAAATTTTATTTTTCCATTAGTCTGATTTCCCATTCTGGAAGCTAATATTTGTTGAAGTTGAGTAGACAATAAATCTGCTCTTTGTTCTGGGGCTAATGTTCCTCCACGTATTGAAGTTAATAATCCAACTCCTCTTGCTAAAAGGCTATCTTTTGTATCAACTGGCAATGATTTATACCCTTTATAAGAAGAGGCATCATAAGCATTTTTAAATTGATCTAAAAGATTATCCATGTGTTGAGCATCTATGGCATCTTTGTTTATTTCCTCCATTTTTTTCTGATTATAATCAGCCATCTTTTTTTGCTGTTCACGATAAGCATTAATGTTTGCTTGTTGCATTGGATTTAATGCATTTCCATATAATGCTAAATTTTTAGCTTGCTCAGCCATATTTGGCATACCAATACCAGATGACATCGGTTGCATTCCAGAATTATCATTTTGACCGCCTTGCAATGTTCCACGTAGAACATCTGGCGACCCTTGTGATTGACCAGGCGATCCAGTTTGTTGCATTTGAGGTGGTTGATTTGGTTGTTGTTGACTTTGGTCAAAAACATTAACGCCATTTTGTTTTAGATATTCAAACATAGCTGGACTTCCACCGGCCATATAACCAGGATGCGCCATTTTGAATCTGTTCATAGAAGCTTCTGCGCTATCTAAACCAGCTTGTGCACCTTGTAATGCTAAAGCAGAACGCGTTTTTGGGTCATACCATTGTATATCTTTATTGATCAATCCAGTTTGAGCTTGAATATATGGCGTTTGAGCTTGTGTTTTTTGCAAATTAGCCAATTCCATTTGTGGGGCATATTGAGCTTTAGCTTGATTAATTTGGTTTTGTAATAATTGAGCTTTTAATTGCAAAGGCATATTTGCAAAATTAAAACCAATTTGCTGACCGCTTTGCATACCTTTTAAAAATGGGTTAGCCTCATCAAAAGATATGGTAGGAAAATTTGCTAATGGTAAAACCATTTTATCACTCCTTTAAAGCCAACCCATTCCGCCGGCCAATGACAATCCGCCACTAATTAACGATCCTAATCCGCCACCATCGTGTTGGTTTTCTGCATTTTGACCTTGATACGCTAATTGAGCTTGAGACATTAACATTGACTCTAAATTTTCAGATAAACTTTTAGATGCATCAAATCCCATGTTACCAATGCCTTGCATACCGGAAAGGCCAGTATCATAAAGATTCATTGCTCTTCCCATGTAATTTCCAAAGTCTTGGTTTGCTAATCCAGTTGCAACTTGCATTCTGTTTTGTTCAGCTTGTGGACTTAATGACATTCCAGCTGCTGAATTTCGGTTGTCTGCAGAATTTAAACCTTGTTTTAATGCAAATTGAAATCCTGGAGATTGCTGATATCCTGCTGCAATTTTGTTGTACATAGCAGATGGATCATTAATTAGATTCCCGTATTGCCCTTGAGTTACATCAAGTGCTTGGTTTCCTCTTTGGATATATGGATTCATGTAGTTTTTTAATTCGTTGCTAATGTCGCCAAAATATGGCATTGCAGCATCGGCAGGGTTTGACCAATTACCAAACATATTACCAAGTCCAGCACCAATCCCGCCAAGACCTTGCATTTTCATTAAATCTTGAAATCCATTATCCATATATAATCCTTAAACTAATTGAATAGTTTTCCAAGTCCCATTCACATTTGCCAAATATTGGTTTGTATCTTTATTGTAAATAATTCGATAAAAACTTTGATCCCCTGTCAAAAGCGCAATGTCAGTTGATCCAAGTTGAGGAATTTTAAAACCCTCAATGTTAAAGTAATCGTTTAAGTTTGAGGTCAAATAATCTAAAAAGTTAGCAAATACAGCTGTCATATTTCCATTTTTATCGACAAAAGCTTCGCCTCTGGGAATGCTTGGAAAGATAAATGCTCTTGATCGAGTTGAGCTCATTAGATATTCTCCACTATTGCATTGCCACCGCTTATTGCCATTCTTCCCAAATTGTAAAATCTGGCTTGCACTGTAAAAGAATTACACCGTCCGGAATTGTAATATCGTAAAATATTTTGATGTTTCCCAATATAATTCAAATCTTTACTAACATAACTACCAAATGAAATGCCGCCATCTTTTGATATAGAAGTATCAACTCTTGGGGTATAGGATCGAATATTTTGAAGGTTAGTAACTACTTGATCTCCATCGGATGTATTAACCAATTTACCTTTTGACGTTGCAACTTCAAAATTTCCTAAATTTTGAACGCCATAGTTTGTTGTTCCTTGCTCTATAGTCCAGCCAAACTCTTTAACTTTAAACGCTCTTTGGTTTTTTCTTCTAAAGTTTTTAGTTACTCTAATTCTTGGGATTTCTTTTCCATCGTATTGAGTATAATCAGAATTCATTGCATAAATGCTGTCAGTATCTTTTGATACAAAATAGTATCTGTTGTTTAGGTTAACTAATGCTCTGGCGATATGATAATCTTGATTTTCATCACTTACATGATAAAACTTATTGTTTGAAAAATCGTAAGCCAAAGATACATTGTCAGAGTACCAATTGATTTGATAAAAAATATGGTTATCAAGGTTAAAAATAAATGCATCACAATCATTTGGTTTTGTTAGCCTTGAAATAAAATAAGCAATTCCATCGGTTGTAATTTGTTCTACATTGGAACCGGTAGAGTACATGATTCTAAAGCCTGCTTTTTCATTTTGAGCAAGCCATACAACCATATCGTCTATTTCAGCAATTGTTGATGGGTTTATAACGCCATAATCAATATTGAAAGATTGGTTTTTTTGATATGGAAATAATTGCTGGCCACTATTAAACCACATTTCAACGCAATTGGTTCCAAAAACAAATACTAAGTTTCCACCAGCTGGAGGCTTAGCAATGGCAGTGCAATTGGATGCTTTTGTTTCTATATCAGCAACATGTTGCGAGTCAAACGGCCAAGATGCTCCATCATTAAGAGCTGACAATCTCCATTGAGCTGTTCCAATTGAATTAGATAAAAAATAACCGTTTTGATATTTTATTCTTCCAGGTATAAAATCTATATTTAAAACTTGAAATGGAATTACAATGTTATTTACATCATAAAGGTAAAGATGCTGGCTATCTGAAAACAATATTTGACCAACGATGTTTTCTGCTATATAAACATATCCCGTATAAGTTTGAAGATTACCTAAGACATCTAACTCAGTGACATATCTATCATTTATTTGATCATAGCTTATAAAAACCAAATATGCTGTCTGACCAAGTACAGCAATAATTTTTCCAGATTTGCTTACCGAAATGCCTCTTCCTTTCCCAGATAATCCAGAAATAACAGCTTCATAACCGGCATAGTTAACAAGCCAGCCATCAGAAATATACATGTTATACGTTTTTGAATTTGAAATAGTTTGGTATTTTCCAAAGGTAGAAGAGCCAACAATATCCAACTCGATTTCTTCTAAATTTGCTTGTTTTCTGTTTAACATTATGGAATATATCCCTTACCAATATTAACATAACCCCAATTAAACCCTGCATTTGCATTAAATACAGAAGATTTATTGCACGATAAATCTGGAGTCGTTGTATAAGTCAATTTTCTTTCCATCGATTCTAATCTTTTTTGAGTATTTTCTGGCAAAGAACCACCATAATGGTCGCATAAATAAGAAGCTAATATATAATCTAAATAAGTTATGTATCCTTTATCATAAAAAGCTTCAAGGTCAGTATTTAAAGTTACATTTAAAAGACCAAATTTCCCAACAATTTGTATTGGATAATTTTGTTGTGGTACAAAATAAAGATAAATATCAGTGCCATCATTAACTCTTTCTGCTCTCCAATTAAGTGGAAGACTTTCTAAATTATTAACCCTAAATGTACCAAAATATTGATTTCTGGTTTGTTGATGAGATGAATATCTAACATTGCCATTTAGTAAAAAAGTTAAACTTTCAACTTCAAACAAATTTGGAATGAAATATTTTTCAACGCCCTGTTGTGATACAAAATTATAAATTTTATAAAAAGGCAATAATTCAGTTTCAATAGATTTCCAATTTAATAAAGAATTAAAAATTTCTAATCCTTGTTGTATTTGTCCACCTGTTGGCGTTTCAAAATCTCTTGCAATAATTCCAGATAAATAATAAGAGCGAGTAATAAGCTGTTGTGCTGTATTAGTCATGACTCGCTCCTAATATTAAAATAAAATTAAACAACGCAAGTAAATGCATAAACTTGTAAATTTACAGTTCCAGCAGATACTTTATATTTAATTGTTCTATTTGTTCCATTATCATTTACAAAAACACTGGCTTGACCAAATAAAGGAATAGATGCGACTTGAGCGCTGTATTTTTGACCAGTAATGCCTTGGTAGTTGCTAGGTTGCAATTCAAGAACATTTCCTGCAGCAGCTGGCGTAAATCCAAAACCTAAATTCATAATTGCTGTTTGAACTGGAGGAATAGAACTATCAACAATTAAATCGGTTAATGTAGTAGCAGCGCCACCAGTTAATGGAAGAACATCTTCAAGAAAATTATATTCAATGCTAGCGCCATCGTATAAAGCATTAAATCGAATAATAGATGAACTATTATCAACTCTAAAAAATGTTCTCAATCTATAACAATCATATCCCGCTGGTAAATATGGTTTTTCATTAGAACTTAATGTAGCAATTAATGCGACTGGGCTTTGGTTTGTGCTTGAACCAATAACATAAACTGAATACCAAGTATTTGCAGCAATGCTTCCAGTATCTAATCCATTAGCTCCATTTTTAGCAACATCTAAAATAATTGTTTGATTATTAACATTATTAAAATCATCTACAAACCCATAAGTTAAATCCATTGAATCAGTAGAATCCCGACACATTCCAGGCGCCAAAGAAAAGGTAGTTGTTCCAATTTTTTGGATATCTAAACCCGTCATATATAAGTTTGACTGAGAAATAATCGGCGTATTTGGTACGTTTGACATGTGATGCTCCTTATAAAGGGGCAATTAAGCCCCTTACAAAATTAAGAAAGAGGAAAACAAACTCGCATTGCATAATCAGGAACTAGTTTCATAGCGCTGATTGCTTGTAACCCGATTATTCTTTCTGCTTGACCTAAAACAGAACCCCAACTTAACAACAAGCTTGTTCCTTCTTCAGCATCATACATAGAAGAAGATGGGAATGGGTCTTGGTTTGGCAAACGAGGCATTGCCGTTAAAAATGCACGTTTAGTATGCAAAGAACCACCAAAATGAGACGTTGGAATAGTAAATTGCATTCCTGGAACAATAGGACGAACAATATTAATAGCATCATTAATTGCGCTACCAACATGAAATGGTCTAAATAATGAAATAAATACGTTCCCTGATATATCAGCTGGAGCTGGTGCAATTACTCTATTTTGAGCCGGAATTCCAATTGGAGAACCTTGGTTAAATGATCCAAATTCACAAAACAAATTTAAATTAGATGAAGTATTAAATTGAATCATGTCGCCAGCATAAACGGCATTAGGATCAGACGGAGTTGCGCCAGAAGCAGTAATTCCAATGACATCGCCATTAATATCTGTGGTTACACTAACAACCGTTAACGTTTGTTGTGCTGTACCAACGGTTCCAGAAATATGCTTTTGAATAAGGTTTGATTTAAAATAATCAACTTCGTCATAATTTCCAAGCATCCATTTTCTTGCAATTTCTTCATTTCGTTCAGGAACGAATTGATTTAAAAAAGTATTTAAAAATTGAGGAATTTTAATCATTGGAAAAAACGCATTTAAAACTTCATGTTCGCATCCATAAGCTCTAAAAAACGCATTCATTTCAGCCAATTGCGTTTGAGAGTTAATAGGAGTAACACCGTTACCATAAAAACGATAACCACCAGTTGATCGATCTATCGTTTCAATTTTTGTAATTGCATCTTTTTGTTTTAATTCAGAAATAAAGTTTGATGCAGCATTAGTTTCCAATTGAGTATTAATGGCGTTAACCATATCATTCCCAAAATTTTCCATATAATAATCGGTATCTTGTGGAGATGACGTTCCTTTTTCAAAGAACAAAATTCTTTGTGGATCGCTTAATGCAGCAGAAGTTGAATATTGTTGACCCACTGTTAATGTATCAACACGTTGTTGAAGCGCTTGAGTTGAAAATTCAAGAGCATTTACAGTGTTAAATCGATAAGGTAATGAAAACTGAATTGTAGTGCCTAAGTTGGCTGAAAAATCTTCGTTAAAATTTTCAAATTTTTTATATGCTGTTGAAATAATATTTGAAGTGTTTCTTAATTTGCCTAAATTTGCTTGGTTATACGTTGCAACTGAAATCAATCTGTTATTTTGAGCAGCCATGTCTATCCCCTAAAAATAATAAGTTATTTGCTAGAGGATTAACTGCTACAAAAACAATTCTAATTATCTATAGCGTTTAGCCATATCAGAAATGCTATTTGTGAATCCACTAGCTGAGCTTTTATTAGAAGGACGCATTTGACTAAGTGGAGGTCTTGGCTGTTTAATTGATTCGATTTGTTTTGCTTCTTTAATTGCATCGGAAATATCTTTAATTTTCCTTTGCAACAATGAAAAATTAGATTGCCCTAATCTTTCCAAAGAATCCAACATAATCCCATCTTTAAACAGTTCGTACATAACATCAGAAGTGTTATCTACAGAATTCGCCATAACGGAAACGTGAGGGTAATTCCGTAAATTATTAACTTGAACACCTATGATGGAGTCATAATCAGAATAATTATCTTTTTCTAAATTTAATTTAGAAGCAACTTCTCCTATCTGAGAATCTAAAGCTTGATAGAGTTGTTTATTTGCAAACTCTTCTTGTTCTTTTAATAAAGAACGCTTTATATCATCAGCAACCTGTTTTTTTAAAGTTTCTAAATCATTATGCGTCTGACCTGCATGAGACGCGTGATGACTTTTTAACCCGTATTTCTCCATGAAATGTTCAGGTTGTGTTGCAGCCAGCCGTTTTTCATCTTCTTTTACTTTACGAACAATTTCATTTAATTGATCTTGAGTAAAATACTTATTTTGCTGACTAGATTCTAAATTAGAGCTGGATAAAGAATTTTCCGTATTACTTTCCACAACTTCAGTCATATTGCTTCCTTTCGATTATTGCCCCATCACGGTACTTATCTTTAGGCTATTACCCCGCCACGGTGAAAAAGATACCTCGTTAAGGTCGAGTACCTACTATTTAAGCATAGCTGCTTTGACTATTACCCCATCACGGTATTTAAAGCAAATACCATGTTAAATGTTTTTGAATAAAAAGTCAACATTTATTTATCATAAACTTTATTGTAAAATTCTTTTATTTGACCATGATAGTTAGGATTTGCCCCGTCAAGATGTTTTTTGACTTCTTTTTCTAATCCAAGAGTTCCTACTTTATATTTTTTTTTAAGTTCAGACGTTGGCATGTTGACCAAATCATTATAACTGATTTTCTTCGACCCTTTTATCATTTTCGATCTCCTTTTCTGGTTGATTTTCCTTATGTATTTTATGATGCCGGTCAATAGCATCACCTAAATGTCTATGCAACATATCTTTTTTGGCAAGCAAATGGTCATCTTGATGTATAACCATTTCTTTTTTAAGTTCAAGCATGGCTACCATTTGTTTAGTTTGGTTTTCCATCATTTTTGAAAATTGTTCCATTTGTGCTTGATTTGCTTGCATAATCATTTTTTGAGTTTCTTTCTTTAAATCCATCGACTCTAAAGTAACGTGATCATTATGCTTTTGCTCATCAAGCTTAACTTTTTGCATTTCAATTTGGTTTTTAACCATTAATGGATTATTAGCAGCAGCTTTCTGTTGGGCTTCGGCTTGATCTTTTTTAAATTGCGGATACCTTGATTGTAAAATTTCAGATCCTTTAAAATCTAAATTCTTTAAAATAACATCTAACCCATCTTGATTAAGCAATTGTGCAAATGCGGGAACTTTTGATGCAATTTCTGTCATAGCAGATAGAGATTTGTATTTTTCAATAGAGCTAGACGCCCCAATTTTTATTTGAACACCAAGATCATTTGTTTGATAATCTATTTTATTTTGATTATTTGTATTAATTGAAACAAAAGATTTGTTCCCTTCTTTGTCTAAAATTGGTATAGACCGTGGCGATATATAATATTTTGGAAATAAATTTAAGTAAATTCTAAATACACAATTCATTCCCATTAAAAATTCTGCAAGATAAGGCATAGCTGCAGCGTTGGATTGTGTTGCTCCTTCCATAATGGCAATACCAGAAAGCTGATTATCATTGATACCTAAAGAGGCATCAAATGACCCAAGAGCATTTTGCATTAATTGCATACTTGATGAAAATGCTTGTGCAACTTCTGGAGGCATATTTTGAACAGCTAAAGGCATCGGCGGTGGCAATTGACGATCTGGCAGTTTTTCATCAAACCCATTATATATTAAAACGGTAGCTTTTTGTGGGTTTAGCCATCCATATTGCGCACTTGGGTCTGATGGTAAAGATTCTTTTGCCATCATAACTTTAGACATTTGAATATTTTCTAATGCGTTAGCAAAACAACTTCCAGCATAATTAATAAATTTTTGAGCGCCAATTGCATTTTTAAAATAAGGAATAATAATTTCTTTTTGGCATAAATCATCATTTTCTTTTAAGACTTCTGTTCTACCTATAAAAACATAAGGTAAATCAGAGTAATCGGTTTTTTCATAAGATAACAATTTTCCCATGGTGAATCGATATCTTTCAATTTTTTCAATAAAGGTTTTTCTTTTATTGGTAATATATGGAACAGAAGAAAGTAAATCTTTTTTAAATGCTTCATAAAATTTTATTTTTTTATCATGTTCAGATTTTTTCATAATAGAGCCATCTGATAATGATACAATTGTCACTGGTTTTTTTACTTTTTCATAAAAATCAATTACTGTAAATAACTTTTTAGATTTTGATCCAATTAAAGGAGATTTGGCATTTTGATAAGAAGATTTAATGTCTTGAATGTCAATATCTGGAAATAGTTCTTTAAATTCTTCTTCTGTATATGTAAACTTTTCCCAGCAATATCTAGCATCGGTTTTATTTGGCATTTTAGCTGCTGGATCATATCCGCAATTGGTAGGGTCTTTTTTTTCTATTTTAATGACCTGATCAAAAGAATAATGATTTTTATATTCTGTGTATATTTTGACACACGACATACCGCAAAGTAAATCTTTATATATGTCAAAAAACTCTCTTTTGGTTTTAATATCATTTATTTCGTGATTAATATGATTTCTTAAAATTTCAATCATTTGACCATTGTTTAAAAATGTATCATCATTGAACTCTATTTGTGCTGATGGATCATATTTATAAAATTCACCCAACAATCTTGAAACAAAAGAACCTATCTGATTAAATTCCAATTGAGGTTTGTCTTGATCTTGTAATGCTACACGTTCATTATCGTTTAAATTTGAATCATAAAGAAATTTTTTATATCCATTAAATAAATCAGAATTTGTTTTGGTAAATTCTAATGATTCTCTATATTTATTGACCAATTCTTTTAGTTTTTCTTTTTCATTAGATATATCATCGATGTAATTTGTTTTTCTAGGGGATGGGAGTTTTTTGGATTTAACCAAACTTAAAAAAGTTGTCTTTTGATTTCGTACTTCCATTTTCTTATCCTAAGAATTTCCTAGTAAAATTAATATCCTGTTGTGCTTTTATCTTAGACGATAAAGCAAATTGCTCTATTATCTTATCACGTTTTGAATCATTTTGAAACAGTGGTTTAGAAAAAGTCAATGCCAAAGCATCTGCTTCATCTGGGCTGCCATGTTTGCTTCTAATTAAGCTTTTCTTTTGCATTCTTAAAACGCCGTTAACCGTATGATCATGAACGCCTATACAACAAAGATCGCTATGCAATGAGTCAATATCGGGTATTTGGCATGGCTCATCTAAAAGCCAGTCACTCATTTTCCCCCACATTTCGGCTCTTTTATTAAAATATTTGTTTTTATCAATTCCTTCTGTCTTGGCTGCATTAACGCCCTCAACCATGTCATACCCCATTTCTAATAAGCGATCCACTACTCCTGCACCTATTCCGATGACATCTATAAATACTTTAATGGGTTTCCATTTTTCTATTACTTCAATTGCCATAGAAACAACAATCATCAAATCTTTGGTTTGCCTACTAATAATCTCATGGCATACTCTGCCTTGCCTAATGGCTATTGACGTCCTATCTTCTCCCCTTGCTGGGTCTATACCAATAACGACGTGTCCCAATGCCAATGTCTTACACTTTCTTGCGAGCATAACGGTGTTGGAATCAATAAAAGAATTAGTATCGCTGGCTTGAAAAGCTTCATTAGCATTTAAAGGGTACTCCTGACAAAATCGTCTTTCTCCATTTCCACCTTGAGTATTAAACTCATTAATTTTATAACGTCTAAAATTTATTTGATCATTATTAATACAATATATTTTTTTAAGCTCTTCTTCTTCAGAGGTGCATTTAAATCCATTTTCAACAGGAAGTCTGTATTCATCTTGCCAAAACCAAGGTACAAAAATTGGTATAAAATCAGTATCTATGCCAGTTTCCGCAATTTTCCATTGGTCATGAAAATAATTGCCAACGCCATTAGCTGTTGACTCTAAAATTATTTCAGTGCCTTTTCCTCGGATTGGTACGGTTTGAAGAATACCTTTTGCGTGCTCTTCCGCATTTTCCCAAAAAGCTACTTCTGAACCATGAAAAAGTTGAATAGTATCTGATCTTCCTACAGACTTATTGCCAGCTGTTCCAACTTTGTACCCACTATCAAGTCCGCCAAATATTAATTCTTTTGAGTTTGAGGTTGTTACTTCAGGGCAAAAACATTTTGGACAATTTTCATAAAACCTTGATGCCATATCAAAAAGGTTAGATGTTGCATCTGCTAAATGAGTTAATATAAAAACTTTGCACCCAAATCGATGGGTAACATGCCAAAAAAATCTACCGGAAACATAAGTTGAACACCCTTGTTGCCGACCTTTTAAAATGATTGCGCGAACATAACCTTTAAGTGCTCTTTGTTCTTCTATTTTTTTGTGAATGTACCATTGAGCTTTATTGAATTTGAATCTCACAAAAGGAAATTCAAACATGTCTTTACCTTTGTTTTTAATTTTTAAACATATATGAGCATAATGATCAAATCTATTTTGAAATATTTTTCGTATTCGTTCTTCTTCGTTTTCTACTATGTAATTTTTGGACATATTCTATCCAATAATAACCCATTTTGAATTTAGAACAAATTTACTAGGAGAATAAATTTTTGAAAAAGGAAAATTATTTTCACCGTCTACAATATTAATAAAATAAATTGAAGGTGAATCATCAATAAATGTAAATATAACTTTATAAAAGTTATTATTTTCTTTTATTTTAAAAATTTGTCTTGGTAAAATTTTATTTTTTAACTCTTGAAATGTAAGTTCTTGATACGGGAGTTTATTGACTTTAGTCCATTTTTTTTCCAGATATTTATTAAAATCTAATGCCAAAAAAGAAACATTTTTATTTATAAAATCAAAATAAAATAATGGTTTATTTTCAGACTCAAAAAAATAAAAATTATTTTTATCGTCCATGTGTTTTAAAATGGTTTCATTTTCCAATGTTGGTAATAAATTAATCAATGAATCATATCCGTCATTCATTTTTGTCCATTTCCTTAAATTGAGATTCCATTGATTTAATTTGTTCTTTAGTAGCCAAAAGAAAATCTAAATGATCAGCTGTGATCGTTTGATCAGTTTTTATGTTTTCAGAAAGATCACATTTGTTCATAATCAAAAGTTTTCGTATGTCTTTTTCATCTTTGTTTCTATATGCGTATTCTTCCCAAAAAGCCTCACTTGCCTCTTTGCCAAGCTCAATTGCCTTGTCAAATTCTGGATGATCTTTTCGCCATACACTAATGGTTTGCCTTGCGACACCAAGTTTTTTTGCTAATACTTTTAATGAAAACCCTTCTGACATAATAGCCAATGCAATTGATGAATATTCTGGTTTATACTTATCATTGCATTGAGAATATAAATTTACCACTTTTCCATTAAATTTTTCATGGAAACTTTCATCTTCAAGTAAATTTAACTGTACTGGTGTACTCATAAGCTATTAATTAAATCCTCTGCTGTTTCTTCTTTTGGTTGATCTAAGATTTCTTCTTTTTTCTTACGTGGTTTACGACTTTTTTCTGTGTTTTCTTTATCCAAATCATTTTTAATTTCTAATTCTTCTTGCTTTCTCAATTCTTCCTCAGCAATTTTTTTGGCTTCTTCAATTGGAATAGATACGTTTTTATAAGTTAATTTTAAAGCTATATCATTAACCATTTTTTCTTTTTTTAATCTTTTTTCTTGTTCGGTTTTTAATCTTTCTTTTTCTTCAACTTGTTTGATTTCTTCATCCGTTAATACATCATAAATATAACCATCTCCAGAACATTCCACACATGTTCCCCACATCATGCCAGTAGTAATTGATTTTTTTGATCCATTGCACAATCTACAGATAATTTTTTTGATAAAACTAGACATTTTTAAATTCCTTTTAGATTAAATATATTTAGAAGAATCATTGGTTAACATAATAGTAGAATTTACAATTGCTCTTTTGCTGCCCAGTTTTTCTAAATATCTTGCATATTCACTATTTAATATTTCTTTTGCTGCCAAATCATAGTTTTTTTCTTTTAAGGCAGATAACATGTTTTTAAACCCATTAAAAGAGTTCCATCCATTGTTATAGCACAGATCAATTAATACCATTTTTCTTGCGCTAGATAAGGAGTCAAACCATGGAAAAGAATCTGATAGTTTAGCCCAAAAGTATAAAAGGTCTGATTTAAAGACGTTTTCCATCAGCTCATCTGGGAGCTTAATAGCTTTAAGTTGGTCTTTTATATAAGGAATCCAATCGGCTGGAATACCGCGAGCACTGACATTATAACCGTATCCACCTGTAACTTTCCCTTTTGTGTCTAGATAAAAAGTATTCGAATAGCCTTCGTTATTGCCAGTGTATTTTAATTGGTTATTAAGAGTTTTTTCTTCCATGAATCATCCTGATTAAAATTTTTACATAGTCTTATTTTAACACAAATAAAAATTATAAACAACAAAAAACCGCCCAAGGGATTAGCGGTTTTTGCATAACAAGAATTGAACATGAACTTAAACATTATAAGTCTTTTAGGTACTCAATTGCAATATCTTTTGCTTGATCAAACCCATGAGCAAAGTGAGCAGAATACCCAACTTTATTCATTCTGTTAATCCATTCGACTTGCTCAAGTGACTTGACTCCACCATTCTTTCGCTTCATTTCTACCCAAAGCCCATGGTGTTTCTTATTTGGCAAAGCTATAAACAAATCACTAACTCCAGCTCTCATGCCCATTTTCTTAAGTTTAACGTTCCATTGAGGAGTATTATTGCCACCATTAGGTATGCATAGAATGAAATGTTTAAGCGTAGGGTGCATTTTACACCAAGATACAAAAAGAGCCTGTTCTTGATATTCTGATAACATTTTAACCATTTAAAACTTCCTTGTTTTTAAAGAATTAACAACCCATGTTTTAACAATTAACAATTTATATGTAAAACATAAATAAAATCAATAACTTATGTCACTTTTAAAACATATAACATTTAACAAAGTTTAAATTAATTTTTGTGACACTATGCAAGAATTGCACTTGCTATTGTTTATTTTGCCTTTCAACAATGCCGTGACAAGGTTCTCATACTAAACTGTTTTATAGGCAACCTTTAAAACATTATTTAATAATCTTATGTCTCGTTATTCCGGCACGTTTCACTGTCAACGTCGATAGTGTCATAAAAATTAATCTTCAGTTATAAACCAACTAAGAATAAGAAGAAAAATTATTACAAATGAATAACCTAACTTTTCAGAAAAATTGGATAAAAAAGTTCCAAATAAAATAACAAACGCCACTATAAAAACGGCAATACACATCGCAAATATTTTTTTAGTGTTCATGGTTTATACTCTAAAACTTTAATTTTTGGTTTATAATTAAAGTTTAACATTTTTGCCATTTCTTCATATTCTTTTTCTGAGCATAAAGTATTTCTATTCATAAATTTTTTAAAACAAACGTGAAGGTCTATGCTTCCAAGATAAAATTGACCGCAATCATTACAAGTATTATCTTTATAAAAATCACTTAACCTTTTTTCTCTTTCTAATTCATTATCTGAATCGCAATAATGTAATGATCCAAAAATAAATTTGTTAACTTTTATTAATCTTTTACAAAGACTGCATGTGTCATATATCCCATTTCCTGCAACGATCATATTTTACCCCTTATCGTAAAATTCCTTGATCTCTTTCAGGCATAATTGCAAATTGGTTTGTATCCTTGTAAGCATCAAGTCCCTACCTTGTGGGTCTTTGAAAACATCGTTGCACCAAGTGTGCATTTCGTTAAACTGTTCAAGACAATTTAAAAGGTCATCTACGCATTTTGACTTGAATAGGTTATCAAACTGTCTTTTCTCACAAAAGTTGCTAGTCATTTGTTAGTTTCCTTTTGGTTGTTTATACAATACTTTTCTTCTATGCTTTCAAGTTCTTTAACATTTTTTTTAAGCTCAGCTATTTCTATTTCAAGATTTTGGATTTTATAGAAAGTTTTTAAAGCTGAAGAATGACAATTTTCGCAAAATAATATTAAGTTAGACTTCATTTGGATTCCTTATTTTCTAAATTTCCATGTCTTGCATCTAGAATATCGTCAACATGAATGTCGTACTCAGGCTGATTTATTTTTTCATAATGAAAAGTTTTAATATCTAAAGGGAAAAAATAATCTAAAGAATGCTCTATTTCTTTAAAAACTTCTGGTGTATATGGATCGTAATTATAATCTCTCGCCAAGTAATCATGAAAAATACTTTTTGTAGAAGAAGTTTTTTTTACAGCATACAAAATAGAAAAAATTTCTTCTTTTAATAATGTAGAAAAATACATTTTTTCTTTTTTTTTAACTTTTTCATAATCAAACGGGTTCATTCTTCATTCTCCTTTGGTGGCTCTGGTAATTCCATCCAGTAAGTTACTTCTTTTGATTTAAATATATTACAACAATTACATTCTTCATCACCAAAATCACATTCATTTTGGCATTCTGGCAATTGTATTAAAAATACATTTTCACAATATAAATAACCAATAGCCATATCTTTATTGCATGTTTTTAAAATTAACAAAACATTTTTTTCAATATCAGGCAATCTATCTTTAACGCTGATCCAGTTTTTCATATTGAATTGCTCACTTTGTTTGTATTGCTAACAAGCTCTTCTTCTTGAAAGTTAATTTTAAAGTTTACATCTTCATATTTACTTAATCTTCTTTTGAGTAACAAATAATCATTATGGCTTATAAGCAACTTTAATCCATTTCTAGATGTCGCTGGGAATATATGAAATTCAGGCGTGTTTGAATCATGTATGAGTTCAATCAACAGATTTTTATCTGCCAATGAATTAGCTTTTATCTCTACTTGGTTATTATTTGCATCATAAACAGCCGTATAAGATTTTGATGCCAGTTGAAACAATCTATTTTGAGCCATGATTATTGTCCTTTTCTATCTGTGTTTTGTTATTTCTTGATGCTTCAAGAATAGGTAAATTTGTTTCGGTTGGGACATAAACAATTTGGTTTTTTGTATTATGCAAAGAATCTATCCAAAGGTAATGCAAATAGTCTTCATTGCCTTTTAAACTGTCACCAATAATTTTATTTGCTTGAGCAACACCTTTAGCTCTTTCAACTTCTGCTTGAGCTAACATAACAGAAGCATTTTTTTTAGCTTCTGCTTCTTTAACTGTAATTTGTCTATTCCACTCGGCTCGTTTAAGCTCAGCTTCTCCATGAAGAGATGATAGTTTTACGTTATACAAACCGTATATATAACCTGTGCCAAATAAAACAGAAATAATAAATAAAAATATTAAAAATAAAATCAAAATTAAAAGCGCTATACTTGCTCTTTCTTGGTTTTTTTCTTTTAACTCAACAATTTTTTGCTGGCTTTTAAGAATATCTAATCTAGCTTGGTATTCTTCTGGGGTATCTTGGCTTGACATAGTTATTGCTCCAATTTAAAGTTACTAAAAAATTCATTTTTTTCTTCTTCAGTCAAATCTTTTATAGCTTGTTCCAGTCGTTCAAATTTAGCAGTTTTAAAATCCGTATGTTTTTTTGTTTTTTCAATCAAAACTACTAAAAAATTAGAATACCCTTTTTGATTAAAAAATCTAATTTTATCTTCTGAAATTTTTGAATTTAAGTAAATAAATTCTTCTTCAGTAAATATCTTGTCTGTTTTGATTTCATTATTCATCTTTACCATCCTTTACTTTTTCATATTCTGAGTCTACGTCTTTGATGTATTCTTGTAAAAACTTGATTAGTTCTTTTACATCGGTATATCTAAGTTCTATATAATCAAATGGCGTGAATGGGTTATGCGTAAAAGATGAATTTTCTTTAATTTTAATATGTTTAAAACAATTTTCTTTACTTTCAAATTTTGAAACAAATTGAATTGATGTATATTTATGTAAAGGGTAAACATAAACAGATTTTTTCAATTCATCTTTATCTTTATCGCTAACATATAATTTAAGTTTTCGTTCAAATTCATATTCCTCAATTTTATCTTCTAACTCTAATATTTTATTGCACAATTCTGCATGTCTTTTTTCAATTTCAAAAATGTATTCTTGGTCTGATGTATTTGTAGTCATTAAATTTCACCTCTAAATTCTTTATGTAAAATTGCTTTTATTTTTCTAGCAAAAGGGTAATCATTGTTTCTTAAATGTTTTATTCTGGTAACTTTTTGACAACAATCGCAAATATCAATTAAAGTTGCAAAATTTTCTAAACTGTGAAATGCAATATAATCATAAATAAGAAACGATGGGAAATGAATCCCAAAAAAACATTTGATTTTTTGATAAAATGGAATTTTAACTTCTTTTTGATTTAAACTTTCGGCAATCTCATAAAATTTAATCATTTTTTCTTCTTCATTAATTTCTTTAGTACACGAACAACAAAACTTTAATTTATCCATTGCTATTTTCCTGTATTTAACTGTGCCTGATAGGGCTCGAACCTATGACCAAGGGATTATGAGTCACTTGCTCTGACCAACTGAGCTACAAGCACGTTTTAATTTACAATCACTTAACTCTATCTAATTTTCCAATCAATTTTAAGTTTTCATTGGATTTTGATTTTAAATCTTTCTCGTATTCTTTAATTCTTTTCATTGTTTTTTCAACCATGGATTTGGGAGATTTCTCTAAAAATTCTTTGTTGTTTAACTTTGCTTTTTCTGACATGATTTTAATATTTAACTGGCTAATATCTTTTTGTAAATTGCTAATCTTATTATTTAATTGTTGCTCAGTTGTTTGGCTATCTTTTGTTTTTGCGCAGTATTTAAACTTCTCTTTGTATGGCGTTAAATTAACCTCTGTAAAATCATCTAATCCGTCCTCAAACTCATCAAAGAAATCCGTTTCCGTCATTTGCTCAACTCTTCTTTTGTTCTGTTTAATCACATGATAAAAGTCAATGTCGTAATCAAGTTTCATGGCAATCTCCTTATAATTCCTTCTCTTTAACCCCTAAGTCGTAATCATATTTCTCTTGCAATCCAAACAAAAAGTTATTAATATATTTAGCATGCTTTCGACCAATTCCATCTTCATCACTAGTGTCTGTCAAATCCTTCAGTATAAAACCTAATATGTTTTCAAGGTCTTTTAAGCTTAACAATGCTTTTCTTCCGGATGCTGTACCTGAATATTTCTTAAAATACACTTTCCGAACATCCGGATTCTTACCATGCTCAAAATATATACTGTTCTTTTCTTTGTTATATCCTATCGCTGTCATTAGTGCATACCTTTTGACTTATCAAAAAGAGATTCAAATAATTCTAAATCTTCACCAAACAAAGACATTAATTTGTTTTTAATTTTTAAAATTTCTTTATCTAAAAAATTGCAAAGAATAATGAAATTTCTAACATCGTCCTTCGATTTTATTTGTTGAGCAGAAGCATCCAATGTAAGATCAACCAAAACACCAAAATAAGAAACAACAGAGCTGCAAAATACGTATTGAGATCTGCTTTTTAAAAATAAATTAATAACGTTATCAACAATTTGATTAGCTTCTTCTTCGGTCAAATCTTCTTCTTTAGTGCTGTCCATGATTATCTCCATCGAGATTGCATGACAAAGTTACGCCTTCTTTTATTTGGTCTAAAATTTGATCTAACACATTTTTGCAAGCGTTTTTGTCTTGTACGTTTTTAAAAAGTGGAATAATCAGATTCATAGAAAGATGAGTGATAAGATTAAATAAGAATTGAGTAGGATTTTCTTCTTTGCTTAAATTTAATTCTGATAAAACTTTTTTAATATGATCAATTATATGCTGAGTAACAGTTACCAATGCGTCTTCTTTGTTGATGTCCATATTTTTCCCTTGTGTTTATATAATAACAGAAAGTAACAAACAGCTGGGTAGGCTTGGGGTGACAAGATGAAGTCATTGTTTACCGTTTGCCACTTTCCATCATCATTAGCCTGACATGGTTTTCATCTCATGTCAACAACTAAATATATTATAGTTTCAATTTTTTTAACAAATATTGCCATTTAATTATCTATACGCTTTTAAGTCTTAAAAATATAAAAAAAGTCTTTTTCTTTTGTATATCTTTTAGAGCTTTAGAGTATGAAGATATTTCAATATGAGTTGTAGGTATTTTACCTATTGTTCTATATTGAGCCATTTACTGAGTTAAGGGTGTGTTTTTATCGTTGAGAATGATCGTTTTTTATTCTTTTTTTGGTGGCAGGTATAATGATGGCGTGGGGGTTTACCCAAAGATTTTTGTGGGCTTTATTCGATTAAGTTGTGTTCTTTCTTGATTCTGTCCAATATTTCTTTGATCTTGTCTTTGTTGGCTTCGTGTTCTTTGTCTTTTCTTTCTTTCTCTAGTCTAGCTTCATCAATAAAGTCCCCTCTGGGCTCTCTATCTTGCCAGTCTCCCAATTGTAGTCTGGGTGCGTCTTCTGATACATGTCGTGCGATCTCCACTCTTCCAGTATCAAATAGGCCAAATCCTGATTCTTCTTGCGTTCCATCATTTCTTTCACCTTGTAATGATTTGACTCCCTGGGATAGTAACTTCTCATTCTCGGAGTGGAACGAGTCTTGAAAACTTTCTTGAGTTTGTTCAAAACGTATCTTTGCATCTCCGGCGTTAAATTCTTGTAATCTTCCATTCATGTTTCCAAAATTAGACCAAAAATTTGGGTCGTTGTGTTTGCTATTTTGCAGTGGTTTTGAAACTTCAACTTTTGTCTTTTCTAATGACTTTTGAAGTGTTTTTCTCATGGTCTTCATGTGATTCTTAACTTGGCTTATTCGAGCTCGCTCTCTATGGAAATACTCAATCTTTTTCTTATGCGCATTCATTAAATCCAAGATTCTTTGATTCTTCAACTTCTCTGTATTAATCTCCTGAGGCTCTACACCTAAATCAAGCAAAAGACCTTCTCTAACTGTAATCGCAGGCGGTAAACTAATATAATTTCCTGAGACATCTTTAGTTTTGTGCTCTGTAATGTCAACGTAGTGATAATCTTTCAAAATATTAATAATTTTATACGCACGATCTTCTGATATGTCTGCCTTCTGCGCCAATTTCTTAATGCTGTAAAAATGAAATTGTTGATGAATTGACTTTATTCTGTCTTCTTCACGAATCGGCATGCCAACGACCATCGTCCCAATATGCAAATTGTGGATTAGCACTTGAACAAATCTGTGAGTAATGGCTTCTCTTATCTCCGATCGTCTTTTACGATAGGATTTATTCTTGTTTATTTTTTCATCATTAAAGAATATCTTGCCAAAATGTTTGCAGGTCGGATTAAAATATAAATCTGCTAAATTAGAACAAGCCTTTGCAATAATAGGGATTTTTTTTCGTTGATGTATATATAAAGATGGATGAAAACGATCATGTACAAGCTTTTTCTTGTCTTTGGTCTTATTTAAAACTTGATCTTTCAAGGGTTTTGTTTTAACATTTCCCTCGTTGTTAGTAAGTAAATCTCTGTTCGCGATTGGTTCAGCGTCGAAACTGGTGGAATCACGAGCAGAGATTCTCAAAATATCTCTCATCTCTTTCTTTCCTAATATATCGGCAATCTTCCGTGCTTCCATCCGCACTTCCCTATGTGTAAATTTAAATCATCGTACGCCCGCTTTTTTAAAAAGTCAACAACATTTATATTTAAAGGTCAATTGTTACACTAGTTGATGGTTGCGCATTCTATTAAAATATATTATATTGTATTCTCTACTAATTAATCGAGGGGCGTTTTATGGTTGAAAAATTATCTTTGTTTGCAATATATTTGATTTTTGCTTATTTGGGATCGTCAATTTTAAGTTATTTATACAGGAAAACAATATTTTTTAATAAATGGACTATGCCTAAATATCATTATTTATTGCTGTTAGATTTAGAATTATTAAGTTTAATGTTAAAAAATCATTCAACAAACGAACAAGGCAAAATAGTTGGGTTTGAGGACATGAAAGGAAATCTTTTGCCCGCTAGCAAAATACCTGATTTATTACATGAACGGAATGTTAATATAAATTTAAGCCTTTTTATGACACACAAAAACGTTAATGACGGCTTAAAAGAAATGTTTTCTGTTTCTTTTGTATTATTTGATCAGCTTTCAAACACAAACAAATTACAAGATAAAAACAAGTATGAATCGATTCAAACGTTAATAAATAGGCTTTATTTGTCAGTAAGAAGCAGCCTTATAAACTTTGAATCAAACCAAAAACATTTCTTAGTTGATTTTAAGCAATATAATGAGCCTAGAACCATTAAAGAAATGAAGATTATCAAATTTTTAACAATATAGAAATAGGAGAGAAAAATGACTCAAGAAACATTCGGCAAAGGTAAAATCAGAGAAGAAAAAAGAAATTTTATTACTACTTTAAACTTCACTAAAGACAATTATTTTTACTTAAAAAAAGTGGTTAAGGTATTAAGCAAAGATTATGAAGGATTTGCCAGAAAAAAATTTACTGCATCCGACCTTTTTGAGGTGTTTTTATCTAATTACGATCAATTTTCTGTTCAAATGGAAAAATTAATCAAAAAACATAAAAAAGCAGGTTGACTTTTGTTTTAAAACCAATTAAGATTTAGTTGTAATCGCAACACGCAACATTACTAACAAAGGGAAAAAGACATGAATGCATTAATAGAATTAGCCGAAGAAAGCAAAATTCAAAAAATTAAAGAAATGTTAAAAAGTGGATTATTTGATCTTAATAAAATAGAAGATAATGGTTTTTTGGGGGGTGCAACGTATTTAGATACACAGTTAAAAACAGGATCAAAAGATTTTTGTAATTTTTTGATTAAAAATGGAGCGAAAACAAGTTTAGAAATCCATAAGATTTTTAATTTTGTTTTTAGTCACGATGTAAATGAAATTAAAAAAGTAATCAAATCAAAAATAGATGCTAATTTAATAGATGAAGAAGGAGAGTCAATTTTATGCACAGCATCCAGATTTAGAAATATTGAAATAATAAAACATTTAATTGAAAATGGTGCTGATGTAAATTTTAAAAACAAAACATTTGGGTTTACACCTTTAATGAAAGCTTCGAATTCTGCCAATCTTGATGGAATTAAAATTTTGCTTGAAAATGGTGCTGATGTAAATGCTAAATCTACTTATGGATCAACGGCTTTAGATAGAATCGTGGATAAATCTGACATTTCAGAAGAAAGAAAAAATAAAATTATTTCATTACTTTTAAAATATGGCGCTAAAATGTAAATAGTGCTTTACAATAGACTTAAAACCGATTAAGATTTAGTTGTAGTAAAGTGGTGATAAAGAAGGATCAGTTCTTTATCACCGTATCATGAAGACTTTTTAAAGGAAATTATCATGACAAACAGCATAGTAGCACGATTGGATATGGATTTTCAAGATACCAAGGATTTTAGAATGGATTTGAAATTTACGGACAAAATAGAAAGCATGGCTTGGAAAATGATCAGGGACGTCACAATAAGATGCAGCAGAGGAAAATTATTTCTTGAAACTGATTTTATTTTTGAATCAATGACGCATTCTCAACTTTGTGATTTTGCAGCATTGTTGTTTGAGCGTGATCGAGAAGATATGCTTGGCATATATGACAACAATGATATTCATGGATTATATGAAGCTTCATTGCTTACAATAAAAGCAAAAACAGATGAAGATTTACTCAAAGCATCTAATCAATTTAAAAAAGTCCTTTTATCTCATTACCTTAAAGAAATTAAAGCATTCATTGCTTACTATAATGACGAATATTTTTTAAGTTATTTATCTGACAATGAAATTTCTACTTCTATTGATCAAAACACTGGTGAAGTATGTCATTTTGGCCGGTTTGGTCATCAATTAGCAATCTAACTAGGCAAAGGAGATCGCCATGATAAACAAAGACTATATTACATCAGCAGAACGACTTTCATTTGTTCCCCATAATGAGATTCAAGCTTTGTTTTTTTTAAAACAAAAGAAAATACAAAAAGCAAAAAAACAGATAAGACTATTTTTTTTAGTGTTAGCTGCTGTTGTGGTTACTGTTTCAATTATTAAAATTTTAGCTTAAAAGGAAAATTAAATATGACTATGATGAGAAAAATAGAAGACTCAAAAAACACTTTAACGGTTATGCAAAACTCAGCTAATGACTTTGGTTCATTAGCTGAAAAAATCATACTTCAACAAGACCTTGCATCGTTAAGCTCAAAGGAAAAAGTTTCTTATTTGATGAATGTTTGCAACTCTTTGAACCTTAACTTTTTAACCAAACCAATTCAGCTTATAAAGTTTCAAAACAAAGAGATCATGTATTTCACTAAAGATGCAACGGAGCAGATTAGATTTAAGAACAATGTCTCAATAATTGAGATAGATTCAAAAATTATTAATGGCACATATATTGCGACCGCAAAAGCCATTTTACCAAATGGCCGAACTGATTCATCTACTGGGGCAGTTTGTGTTGATGGGTTAAAAGGTGATGCATTAGCTAATGCAATCATGAAAGCTGAAACTAAAGCAAAAAGAAGAGTTACTCTTTCGATTTGTGGCCTTGGCGCATTGGATGAATCTGAGATTGAAACCATACAAGGCCATGTAAGAGTTGATGCTTACATAAAAACTGAAGTTAAAAAACAAGAATTTGAACAGCTTGAAGAAGATTTTGACAAAAAGCTAGATGATTACAAGACGAAGATATACCTATGTTCTAACTTAGACGATCTTAAGTCTGTATTTAAAGAGGCTTATACTCAAAACTGGGGAAGTGAAAAAGAGAATTATATTAGTACATTAACTCAAATAAAAGATGATAAGAAAAAACAGATTGAAGATTTGATAAACGACGAAGTTCCTTTGTAAGCTATTGTTGCACTTTGAGCCTCCAAAAGGGGCTCTTTTTTTAAAGGAAACTAATGATGAACAGAGAAATTAAATTTAGGGCTTGGCATAAAAATTTAAAGTTTTTGTGTTTTATATTTCAAATTAATTTTGACAATAGAGTGGTTGATTTATTGGCTCCAGATGAGCCAATGTATGATATTACTTTTGATGATGTTATTTTTATGCAATACACGGGTTTAAAAGACATCAACGGAATAGAAATATATGAGGGGGATGTAATTAAAGACATAAAAAGCGATAGAGTTTATATTGTCAAATTTGGAAGTTTTATGGATACAAACTACCAAAAAACACCAAGTATTTTAGGTTGGTATTTATCTGGTATTAAATTTTATGATGGAGCTTTATTTAAGCCAACAATCTCTTTAAAGAATTTTTATTTTAATTTTAACAATAATTGCAGTATATTAAAAGTAATCGGCAACATATATGAAAATCCAGAGTTAATTAAGGAGTAAGCAAATGAAGCCACTATATGAAATTGCTAATGAGTATTTGTCTTTATATCAATCTCACGAAGACATAGATCAAGAAGATTTTGTTAATTTGATTGAAAAACTAGATTCAGAATTTGACACTAAAGCCATTAACATTGCAGCTTTGTTAAAGAATTTGACGCTTGATCTTGAGTCTGTTGAGCATGTATTGGATTCTTTGCAGTCTAAGCGTAAACAATTAGACAATAAGATATCATACTTAAAAGATTATTTATTAAACAATATGAAGCTACTTAACAAAAATGAAATTAAAAGTGGACTTCATTGTATAAAGCTTAGAAAATGCCCGTTTAAACTTAATGTGCTTAACCAGTCTGAAATTCCAGAAGAGTATAAGATTCACGTTGACCAAGTTAAATTGGACTCTGACAAAATTAGAGAGCACATTAAAAACGGTGTTGTAATTGATGGCGTTGAACTGATTCAAAATATAAGTGTGGTGGTTAAATGAACTCAATAAAATTTTGGATATGGTTTGCTTCATTTTGTTCTGTATATTATTTTATGTCTATTGCACATACTATTAGCTTTATTAGATCAGAAATAAGAGATGAGTTAAAATTCATAAGAGATGAGTTAAAATTCATAAGAGAATCAATTGATCATCAAAATGATAATTTAAAAAAATTGTGCAATATTCAACAAACTTTTTTTATTTTTGTATCAGAATATTTAAAAGATAAAAAATGAAATATTTTTTTTGGATACTTTTTGTTATTGTCTTAGTTAAAACAGACGTTTTTGCATATTTAATTGGGTTAATTATATTTTTAGGGTTAAACGTTTTTAATTTTATGCCAAAGGAGAAGTAAATATGAAAGATTTAGGTTTTTGGGTTGTAGGTAAGGCTTATTTTATTAGAACAGTTACAATGCATCAAATTGGGGTGTTATTAGACCTTAATGATAAAGAATTATTACTAAAAGATGCTATTTGGGTTGCAGATTCTGGATTGTTCAACCATGCATTAAGAACTGGAAAATTAGACGAAGTGGAACCATTTGTTGGTAATATTATTGTAAATCGCGATGCTATTGTAGATGTTTGTGAATGGACTCATGAAATTCCAAAAAAATCTTGTTAACTAATAAAACAACCTTAATAAATTACATTAAGGTTGTTTTTTAAATTTGGTGGATAAATGCAATATCAATTAAAAATTACATGGTCAATAGTTGCTTCAAAGTCAAAATCAAGATCAAATTCAGGATCAAAATTATTATCATTTTCAAAATCAAATTCAACAAAATGGTCATGGTCGAGCTCAAGAGAAAGAAGAAGATTCAAATCACAGAGTAAATCAAAAAGAAAAAATTCAAGAGAAATATCAATGTCATGGTCAAAATCATTAATACAATCAAATTCAGGATCATCATAGGAGAAATAAAATGTCAAAAGGTACAATAAACAAAGTAACACTAATTGGAAACATTGGAAATGAGCCACAAATCAAATACACTGCATCAAATGTGGCTATTGTTAATTTATCATTGGCAACAACGGATTCTTGGAAAAATAAAGAATCTGGTCAATACGAAGATAAGACTGAATGGCATCGTATTGTATTTTATAACAAATTGGCAGAAGTGGTTGCCGAGTACGCCAAGAAAGGCTCAAAAATATACGTGGAAGGTAAACTCCAGACCCGTAGTTGGCAAGATAAAGAAACTGGTCAAACGCATTACATGACTGAAATATTAGCTAATGAAATGCAATTATTAGGCGCAAACAAATCAGAAAAAAAAGAAGATTCAGCAAAGAAATATAAAGCAGCTAAAGAAGAAAAGCACAACGAATTGACTGGAACTGAATCAGTCATGTTTTTTGATGATGAAGTACCGTTTTAACTAAAATTCATACATGACGGCTTTATCATATATCCTTTTTAAGGAAATTTATACATGAGTAAAGAATTGTTTAAAGCGATTAAAAAGCAAGATTTTAATGAAATTAAAAATTTATTAGAATCAGGCGTAAATGTAAATTATTGTTTAGATTTTGGAGAAACTCCATTATTGTTTGCTATTTTTTGCAACCATAAAAATATTGAACTAATTACTTTATTAATTAAACATGGTGCAAATGTCGATCAATTAAGACAAGATAAGTTATATCCATTTTATTTAGCATGCGAATATGGAAATTTAGAATTAATAAAAATTCTTATTGATTTTTGTTCTGACATTAATAAAACTTGTTCAGATCGTACGCCCTTATTTATTGCTGCAAAAAATGGTTATTTAGATATTGTTAAATTTTTAATTAAAAATGGCGCTGATGTAAATATTAAAAATAATAATGATGTATCTCCATTATGGATTTCTGTTCAATTCATGGATGAATGTTATAGTTTTGATAATGATTTGTTTTTAAAACAAAAAAAATTAGCAAAAATTCTTTTAAATAACGGAGCAAATCTTATATGACAGAAGAAAACATACAATACATTTTTAGAAAGTTTATCCAATTCTTATGCGCTTTATGTATTTTGTTAGCGATAAATGTTAATGGTGAAATACTAGCATCTAGCGTATTTTGTTCATGTTTAGCAATGTGTTTGATTGATACGTTTAGATACGTTTTTAGGAAAAAGTTAAAATGAGATCAGCTTACAGAAATTTTATATCTAATGTAGTTTATACAATTTTTTGCATATATTTTATTGTTTTTGTTTCATTTTTTACGCTGTTTTTAGTTCTAAAATGCACAAAACTTAGTATGCAAGAAGGAACAAAAATATACTATTACAGAGATAAGCTAGAATAGCGACTTTAAATGTAATTATTGGCTAAACAGCTTTAGAGCATCCAGCTCAAGACTAGTATATCTCTCACAAATAATAAGTAAATACCCTTATAGATAAAATTTGAGCAAAATGTTTAAATATTGTATAATATTTTATCTTATACCATGGAGGTATTTATGGGCATTATTGGAGATTTTTTTAGTAAAGCTGCCGGAGAAGCTATCGCAAAACCAATTGAAGCCGTTGGAGAAGCAGTTGGTAAATTTGTGACAACCGATAAAGATCGGATGAATTACGAACTTGAAAAACAAAAATTAGAGATAAATGAAAAAGTAGAACGAATCGGAATTTTAAAAGCATTAGCTTCAAGCACAAATTGGATGGCAGCAAATTGTATTCCAATGTTAATACTTGGAACTGGTTTTGTTTATGTTTTTATTTATTTATTCCCTTTATTTATTATGTCAACCGTTCAAGTATGGGAAGTTTTTGAAAAAACCGGGAAAATTATACCTTACCCAATTAGTGGAAAACCATTGCACGATTTATTGGTTTTGTTGTTAGGTGGTGGGGGAATTCACGTAATAGACAAATTGACAAAAAAAAGAAATTAGCCGATTTAATAATAATTTATATAAATTGGCTAACTTTTTCATAATCAAACGCTGTTAAGGTAATTAACAATATCCGTAAATCCTTGTTGTTCCGCAATAAAAGTTGGGGTCATTCCGTAATTGTTTGCAATTGTTTTATCTGCTCCACGCTCAATTAAATGTTGAACCATTTGCAAATTTCCTGTCCAACAAACTGTATATAATGCTGTACATCCTTCGGCGTTTTGAGAATTAATTTCAGCGCCATTTTCTAAAAGTTTTGTTACAGAATCAATACTTCCGTTTTGAGCTGCAATAATAATTGGTTTATAACCATAAACCCAATTTGGGGCTGTTCCTTCATCTGGTTGGTTTGGATTAGCCCCATTTAAAAGTAAAGCCGTAATACTATCAACGTTTCCAATTTGAGCAGATAATAAAATTGCAGTTACACCGTTAACAGATTGACTTACTTCAGCTCCTTTTCCTATTAAAGTTAAAGTTGCATTTAAATTCCCATAATAACAAGACGTCATTAATGGCGTAACGC